GCTACAAGACCAAAGTGTCCCGCTATCGTTTGCCACCAATCGCCATTTGTAGTCGTTTCTCCTAACACGTTTGCAATTTCTTGCACCCAATTTTTAAAAGTGTTTTCCATACTTATAATGTTTGTCTTTTTTGTTTGTACATTAGAATGTAATGTAAGCATTATCTGTGTAATACATCTCTTTGATAAATCTTGTAGCATAACGAATAGCATCCATCGCATCGTCAAACAATTTTACAGGTTCATCGGTTATAGTGTCGCCTACCTTTCGCCATTTGTAGTTATCGAACTCTCGCTTCATGTTAGGGTCATCCTTGCAAAACACCCCGAAAGTCTTTACATCGTCAATTCCTTTTTTAACTTCTTTGTTTGCGTTGTTTACGTTGAATCCTGCTATCTGCATTTCAGCAATTATTTCAGGTCTTGAATAATCCGCTAAGATATCCGTGTTTTGATCAATCCCTAAATCCTGCATCTTTTGTATCAATGTCGAAGTAGTTAAATAACTTTCGTATATAATCGGCTCGATGTATAAATCCTTTTCATTATGCCATACTTTTATTAAAGCGGTCGGGTGGTTGTAACCGAAGTCAAGTCCATAAACAAACGATTGAAATCTGAGTGGGCGTTCTTTAATAAAGTTCCAATTGCTATATATGTTCTGTTTGCTGATTGCTCGTTCACCTAAAGCATAGATTTGATACAACGCTTCATCTGTTCGTTTTAAGTCCTCTATCTGTCTTCTAATTGACTCAGGCAAGAATGGATTATCTTTGTACGTGGATTTGATTACAGTCGTTTCGTCTTTTGGTAGTTCGTAAAGCCATGAAGCACTATCTGACGGGTTGTAATCGAATATCATTTTAGACTCTGTTCTCATATTCAACTGTTGGAAGTCCTCAAACCAAAGTTCATTCGCTTCGTTGCACCAACCTAAGTCACGTTTACGACCTCTAATCTTTTGCTCGTCATCAACACTAAAGAACTCAACTATCGAACCGTTCGGGAACTTGTATATGTTCTCGCTCATATTGTGGCTCGATTTGTCGTATATTTCCAACTCCTTCATGATTTCAAAGAAGTCTCTCATAACGGTAGCACGTAAAGCGGGGAATGTCTTACGAACGATTGATACTACCTTGTTGGGATTTTGTAAGCACCATACTATAATTAACTGACAAAGGGAATACGTCTTACTTGACCTACTCCCTCCCTGATTAACTATAAATCTATTCTCGCTGTTTAATGCTTCCCAGTTCTGCTGAAAGATTTTAGTCGATTTGATTTTCATTCGTTACAATCTGTATTTCGATTTTGCTTATTTCTTTTCCATTCGTTGTTACGTCAGTCTTCTCAGTAAGTCCATTTAATCGCTGTGTGATGCTTGGATTGAATTGCCCTACCATACCCCCTTCGATTTGGTCTTGACGGATTAAACGTCTTATACGCGTACAGACATCCACATACTCATTGTAACGATTGTCTCGATTCTCAAAATATTGGTGTACACAACAAACAGTATCTTCGCAAAAGTTCTGAAATCCCTCGAATGTTAAAGGTGGTGTATGGAACTCAGACTTCACTCCTGCAGCTGTTGCCTTTTGTATTTCTCTTGGTTTTAGACTTACCTTATACAAGTCGAATAAGTCTTGCATCTCTTGTGGTGTCTTTATTAGTTTTGGTTTCATTTTGGTTCGTGTTTTTATAGTTTGTAATGTGCTAAAAATTCATCTTCGCTTATCTCATCTAATAAGATACTGTTTGGTTCGTCTATTAGTTCGTATTCGACTATGTGTGTAGTGCTATCCTTTAGCATTTCGATAATTTGATGACCTCTATGTTTCATGTTATCCCCTACACAAATCACAAAGTATCTCATTCGTCTTCGTCAATTACAGGTTTCACTTTTTTAGTTCGTGTTTTCTTAGGTTTTTCTTCTTCAATACCCGTGAACTTTTCGCTGTAAAAAATGTATCCGAATCCCATTCCCATTATCCAAGTACGTTGGCTTGGTTTAATCTTATCAACTTCGATTCTAAGTTCGCCAAGAATCCCGTCATTAACGACAAGTGTTTTTCCTTTGTATTCTTCTTTAATTCTCATGACTATTTGAATTTATGAATTTCTGTATTTCTTTTATTTCGTTTCTTATTTCCTTTACCATGTTGTGTGCTGTGCCTATCGAGATATTGAAATGATTTGCTAATTCACGAATAGTGAAAGGTTTTCCTTTTTGCTCTGACAGTCTTACAAACGTGTCAAAAAATATGCGTTTTACTTTTGATTCTAAGCTGTTTCTGTATATCTCAAGTATTATCTTTCGTCTTTTTGTCGTGGTGTCAATTATAATGCTGTCGCTTTCTATTTGTTCATCCGCTAAATAGTGGTTTTCAACGCTTGTAATCAACTCTTTTTTGCTTTCTGAAGTCCACAATAACTCGCATTTAATTAAGTGGCTAAAATAGTAGCTTACTTCATGCTCGATTGTAGGCGTTTTGCCTTGCGATTGGTGGTCGATGTAGTTAATATAGGCGTTGTTGATTACCGAACTGACGTCTAAATTCAGTTTTAACCTATGTAAGAAGTAATGCGTGTACCTTTCTACTTCGTTATAGTGGTTATTTAGGTAGTTATCTAAGATTACTTTCATACCAAGTGTAAAAATCTTTAAGATAGTTCCGTCTTACCACAGCAGAACAAAAGCATTTTGTAAAATTCTCGCCTGTGATCCGTTCTTTTATCGATTTTAGTTTGTTTAAAACCGCTTTCGATTCTTGAACGTGTTGCGATTGAATCCTAATCGAGTTTATATATTCGATGTCAATTTCTGTAAGCATAAATCAAATGTGTAAGATATTAATGAAACGAGACAAGCAGTAAAAAAGTTACCCGTAATGATTAAAGCAGACCAAAACCCTACACACTTATAGCATGATAAGGAGTGATGCAACCAATTATTTAAAAAAGTAGGTCTAAACCACTCAAACGTGTAGTCGATTAAGAAGTGCAAAGGCTCAAATTTAACAAACCACCATGCAAACGCTACTAATAAAACTATTTCCATATATAAATTTTTCGTAAATATACAACTTTTTTTAAATAAAAAAACCCAATTGTTAAATCGGGCTATTTCAATTCGTAATATCTCTCGGGTAACCTTTCATAATTACCGTATATTTGTTTCTGTTTTGGTTCGTGTTTTTCTTGCTTCTTTGGTATCGAAGTGATAAACACCAAAAAGATTGAGCCTAACAAAAGCCATGCTTTAGTTTCTTGTTTCATCTTATTCTTTTTTAATTTTTATACTTTTCTGCTGTACAATAATTATACTTTATAGGTAATAATTTTCTATCGATTCGTCTTCTCTACATTGCTCGTAGTAATCGTATGCGTCTGATTCGTGTTTTTGTAGGTAGTCATCAGCGTATTTATTACTAAAGTATTCGTCAATGGCTGTAATTAGTTCGTGTTTTTGAATGTCGTTAAAGTGGAAAGGCTCTAACTCAAAAGTAAAGTCATGATCTGTTAAATAACAACCGTCATGGTCGTAACGTACGTAGGCACTACACCAATACTCAAGACTGTTTAATTTAAATGTTACTTCGAAATTAGAATCGTAAATAGGTGATTCTTTGCAAATGTTTAGTTCTTTGTTCATTTTACGTAAGTTTTACGGGCAACTGAATTGCTACCCGTTTGTAAATATATATATTATTTTTAATTCACAATAACTTTGTGCGAATAATTTGTGTTAAATAATGCTTTGCCTAATCTTTGAAGCGTTTGAGTGTTTAATCCGCCTTCGTGTTTTAGGAACTTATTAAACTGCGATTGTTGTAATCCCGCTCGTTTGCAAAGACTTCTTGGACTTTCACACGTTCTTGCGAAGTGGTCGCCTATTTCTTTGCGTGTTATTTCCTCAATGCTGATAATGTAGCTTAACATATACCTAAATTTTTCATAAACTCTTCGTGTTTTATTTTAGTGTCTAAAAGTTGATTATCTAAAGTTCTAAACATTAAAGTTTCTTTGTCAAAAACTAAATTTGTATGCAATTTTTTATGCGATTTTACATTTAAAAAAAATATATCTTCTAAATATTCTTTATTGTAATTCCAATGGTGCAACTCTATGCCTTTTTGACATTTAAATTTTCGATGTAAGTTTTTATATGTTGCTGTTTTTTTCCAAGGCTTTTCAATATCCCAAACTTTTTGCTTTTCCTTATAGTTTAATCGCTGATACTTTAATCTGTTTCTTTCCCTTTCTTTTAAAATGTAATTTATATCCTCTGACTTTATAATATAATTATTTCTAACGTCATTTTTATTACACTCTTTACATTTATTTACTCTTCCATCTGACATTTTAGAATGTTTATAGAAGTCGTTTAAATCTTTTTCCTTTAAACACTTAAAGCATACCTTTGTACTCATTTTATTTAATTTTAAATATCACAAATACAAAGATAATACTTTAGAATGGTAAATACAAATATTAGAAAGGTAAACTTTCGTAAGGTTTTTGTTGTGTTGGTTGGTCTTGCTTTTCCGCAAGTGTAATCTTTCCGTCAGTCCAAACTACCTTACCGTTACCTAAATAGGTTTTATCCGCTTTAGCTTCTCTCTGCTCTTTTGTTTGCCCTATTGCAATACTTACATTGTTTCCGTACTTTGTTTCGTCATTCACGCTAATTTGAAGCGATAGGTATTTTTTACCGTCTTTCTCGTAAATGCTTTTTTTGTCGATTTTTGCAAGATCGATGCTTGCACTGATAATTGTACTCATGTTTATTTGTTTTTACTTGTTAATTGCTGTTTCTAAAATCTTATAATATTCTCGGGCTATTAATACTTTCTCAATAATTTTTTCAATCGCCTTTTCGTCACGCTCAACTATAAATCGTTTTACTCTTAAACGTGGCTCGATGTGTTCGAAGTTGTGCTTCATTTGGACTTCATGTCGTAAGTCAATGTCTTCGTCAATTAGTCCCGCTTTCCAATGCGCTCGTCTTACTTCGTCTTCAACTATCTGTATTGGTGTATTCATTAAACAATAAACCAACTCCGATGTGGTGTGTCCTGTTAGCATCATATAGCCTTGCAACTGCCAATAGTAGTCTTTGTTCTTTAGTTCGGTGTCAAACATAGGGAAAGTAGATAAGTCCCAACTGCATTTTATATCTGCTAAAAGTGTTTCCGTATTAATATCAGGCTCTCCCGTTAAGTATTCGTTATTAAAACGCTCCGTGTTTTTAACTACAAAATCCCAATCGAATTGCTCACTTGCAAACTGAATGGCATCGTCTTCCATTTCCAAACCTTTGTCGGTGTAGCGTGAACTAAACTCTTTACGAAAACCAAAGTAATTTTCTTTGAATACTTCTTCAACATAAGCCTTTGCAGTAGCCGAAATCAACTCCGACTTACTGCGTGGCTCTGTCATTATCTTACCAAGTGATGAGCAACGTACTACCATAGCCATTTTAAAAATTTACGTATAACACCTACTTTTTGTTCTGTTTTTATAGGCGTGAATTTATCTACTGATTTTTTTATTTCTTTCTCATGGAAAACTATTGTAGTTTGATTTTTTTGAATCAGTTTTTTATTTAGTATTTGTTTTTGGTGTTTAAACTTATTTACTATTTTAAT